CACAGGCCGTCTCCCATTGGCTGGCAAACACCATCACCACCGCGATCGCCCGCTCATCCCACGGCACGTCGATCAGGTCGTCGCCGCGATACTCCAGCCTGCTGATCGCCAGCCCCAGCGATTTGTAGCCGAGCACCTGCAGCACCTGCTCGGCCATTGCATAGACCCCCGGACTCGTCGCGCTCAGCGCATCCCCCGTCCGCCCGGCCGAGCCGCCCCGCAGGCTCTTGTCGATCATCACGATCTCGAACTCGCCCGGCCGCGCAAACGTCGCGCCCCCGCCCGTGCCGCCGGCGACCATCCCGCCCTCCGGCGCACCCGTGTAGAGCACGCCGATCAGCGGATACCGCGCCTTCGCCTGCGCCCCCAGGTCGGTCAGGTCGTCCGCCGATAACACCGTCGCTTTCCACGTATCGCTGAATGTCTCATCATCCTGCAGCGCGGCCACGATCGCGTCCTCGACATCCTGGATCGTCACGCCGCTCATCGCCGCCCCTCGCCCAGCAGCCAGCTCACCGCCGTCCGCGCCATCTCCCGTTGATCCGCCTCCGGGATGACCAGGAACTCACGTTGCGGGATCGTCATCTTCCGCCGGAAAGCCCCGACGCGAGCGATCACCGGCGTCCGCAATTTCCGCCCGAACACCCTCTCGACCTTCCGTTCGTGCGCCTTGACCTGCTGCGTCCCGCTGTAGCCCCGGTTGTGCACGCCGGCGTAGACCACGTTCGTCCCGACCTTCACCTCTTGCCCCTCGACCTGGTAGTGCACTGAGTCGCGCAGATCTCCGCTCAGCGTCAGGATCTTGTAACCCTTACCCGTGCTCCGTCGCGGCGGGCTCTTCCGTTTTTTCCACTTCGTCGGCCGCCCCTGCGCGTCAAAGTTGCCCTGCACGCTGTCGACGCCGATCTGCCCCAGCGCTCGCAGCACCGGCCGTGCATTGCGCACACGCTGGATTATCGCCCGCAGCAGCGGCCGCGCGTCCTCCTTGATCTTGATCCGAATGCTGTCGCCGGCCATCAAAACTCCTTCATCGTCGTCCTGGTAAACAGCCTGTCGTTGGCGTCGATCTCCACCACCGTCGGCTCAGCGATCGGCGTCGTCACGTCCAGCACCGCGTTACCTTTAGCGATGTCTTTCAGCATTGCTATTGCCGTGTCATGGATCTCCTTGAAGTCTGTTCCCTCGCCAACCAACGCCTCATCGCGGGCTTTCGCCAGCTCGTAAAGCCCGAGATCCAGCGCCAGCTTAATGATTATCTGGGGCTTTTTTGTTCTCACGGCCGCCAAGTCATATCTGCGCCCCACATACATTTCGACAGTCGATTCCGCATTCTCGATCGCGTCGGCCACCAGCGCCGCGTCGGCGACCCCGTCGAGGTCCTTGTCAGCCAGCTCGATGATCCTGGCCGCGCCAAACGAATTCTCCAGCGCCTCCTGGTCGATGTAATACCCCATAGATTTGCCTCAAAGCGGGGGCCCACCGTCGGCGGGCCCACCGCCTTTCATCCTGCCTGTTTAGCCGCCGCTCTTCTTAGCCCGCGCCCGTCGAGCAGTAGGCGTATACCCAGGGACCCGGAGCCGCCGTCACACGGTAGCGCGTCCCCCACGAGAACGTGTCGAGCTCGAAGACGCTGTCACCGCTGAGATCGGTCTTTGCCGTCAGCTCGGACTCAGTGCGCCGCACCAACATCACCGGCTTATAGGATCCGGTCAGGCAGACCACCGCCCAGAATGTCGCCGACGTGATCGCAGGGAAGGGAATGTGCTCGAGCACCTGGTAGGCCTCGTTGTCGACGAGCGCTGCGGCCTCGACCACAACCTCCTTTTTCAGCAGCTTGCGGGCTGTCCAGAATGCGCTGCCCGCATTGGCCGTGATCAGATGCGTCGGCCTAATCGGGATTTTCTTACCGGCTTCGTCCGTCAGCGTGCCGAAATAATCGATCGCCGTCTTGATCGCCGCAATGCTGATCGCCGTTGTGACCGAGTTGTCGTAGGCCGTCCCGCCCATCGCGTGCGTGTTGGCTGCCAGCGCGAGATCGTCGTAACCAAGCTGCGAACTCGAGCCCTGCAGGATCCCCGCGATCAGATCGTTGTCCAGCTCTGCCGCGCCCTTCCCTAGCTCCTGGATTTGCGGCATGATCTGGCCGTAGGTGTCATCTTCGATGTCGACCCTGGGCACATCCACCGTGTCCTCGTAGATCTCGGGCGTCACCGTCAGGCCGAGTGCCTCGAGGTTCTTGTGATGCCTCGGGCCCAACCACTTCCTCATCTTGCTGAATGCCTTCAGGCCGGTCAGCCGGATCGAGGGGCCGGTGATTTTGATCACCGTCGCCAACTGGCTTGCCATCGAATCGGCCGTGGCGAAGGCCTCGTTGTAACCTACGCGGAACTGGTAATCCAGCTCGCCCAGGTTGTCCTTGTTAATAAACACTTTCGTTTCCTCCCTGTCGGGCGTCTCCGCTGTTGCGGAGCCGCCGTTATTTGCCGGGCGGTGCCCTCATCCCGCCCCTCGGTTTCCGCCTAGACCCACGCCAGGCCGATGTCGATCCAGACCACGCTGGCGCTGACATACTGCGTGATCTTGCCGCAAGGGATGTCGTTGGTCGTCGAGCCCGCGACGTTGACTGTCTGGTCGTCGACCAGATAGACCATCGTGCCGACATCGGTGATCGCCGCCGTCCCGCCGTAGCCGAAGCGGTAGCAGCCCAGGCGCGCCACCTTGACATACTTCGCGCCGTCGGCTCCGGCGTTGACTACCTGCTCCTGAGCCACGCCAACGAATGTGCAACCCGTTGTATCGGCGCCGGGGATGGCATACCCGGTGGCGCTGAGCATCACCAGCGCCCCCTTGTAAATCGTGGTGGCTGTCGCTACCGGATAGGCCTCGATTCTCGGATCGGCATACAGCGTATTGCGATCCGCGCTAAGTGCCGCCATTGTCTCTACCTCCTGTTATGCGGCCGCCAGGGCCGCCGATTTTCCTCCAGTGGGGCGGACATTCCTGTCTGCCTCTCAGGCCGTTTTGATCTTGTCCGGCGCGTATTTCTCCATCGCCTCACGGCTCAGGCCGAGAGTTTTGCGCACCGTCTCGCGCAGGCCCGGCGCCGCGCCGTCCGCGCCGCCGTCGGCCTTGCTCTTGAGATCGCCGCCTTTGGGCGCCGTCCCGCCCACCAGGCTGAGCACCTCCTTGGCGTCGGCGACGCTCAGCGCCGCCAGGGCTTTCGCCAGTTTCGCGCGCGGTTCGCCCTTGGGCGGGACCCGCCCCGCCGCCACGGCCGCCTCGACAAGCACCTCCGCCGCCTCCGCGCCCATGCCGGCTGTTCCCGATTTGGGAACATCTGCACCTGGATCAGGTTCAGTTTCGGCCTCTTCGTCTGCCGGCTGCGCCGCTGTCAACGTCGCCAGCTTCGCCGACCGGTCCGCGCCCTCCACCGACTCGAGCGCTTTGTCGATCTCGGCCAACTCCGTGCCGGCCGCGACAGCCGCCGTCACAGCGGCGCCGACCTCCTCCTCGGTAGCATCGGCCGCCAAACCGAGGAGATCTCTCAGTTTCTTGAGGTCCATCTCGTCCTCCTCATCTTGTGCGGCTGCGTCCACCGGGACGGCTGCCGCGATTAACATGTCACCGCCGGATGCGGCGAGTCCCCGCTGCCCGACGATATAGGGATCATTGGTAAGGCTGCTTTCGATCAAAGCTGGGCCGATGAATTTGTCAGTGCGATAGTCCCGGTAGTTACTGCGCCAGCCGATCGAGCAATACCGGAATCGCCGTCCGGTTATCATCGATGCCGTCTCGCCGATCCACTCGATATTGTTGGCGACAAGGGCCCGATCAGTGATCTCCAGGTCCTCGGCCCGAAACCAGCCGTAAGATGCCCCCCACCGAACATGATCGACATACCAGGGCAGGGGATTGCCTTCGCGCAAGCTGATCGTGTTGGCAACCATCTGTTCGACGTATTGCCGCGTGATCTCCACGCGCAGTTTCTGGATCCTTTCCCGGTCCCAGTCCCATTCGTAAACCCGCACGGTAATGCCTATCGGCACCAGCTCTACTCGTGTAGGGGCCTGTGGCTTCTCATCCTCGCCAGCCTGTAACTCAAGGGGACGGCCCTGGGAGACCATCAGAATCTCTTGTTTACCGTTCAAAAGCGTTTTTGAACGGGGCTGGTGGCCCAACCCGTCCAGTATCCTTACTCCGCTACTCATTGCGTCCTCCTGTAGAGCAGGGCGCCGTTTCTGATCAGGTCCGTGCGCGTCACGCTGATCCGCCCCGCGCCCCTCACGATCTCGCCCGCCGTCGCGCCGCCCGGCTCCTGCATCACCATCACCAGCACCCGCTCTCCCTCGACCTCGAACTCCGCCAGATACCTCCGCCGCATCACCAGCCGCCCATTCGGCAGCCGCGCTGGCACCAGCCAGATCTCCGCCGGGTCCGTGATCGCCTCGACCATCAGCGGCGACAGCCGCCCCGCCTCGAGGTTGCCCTTGACCGCATACTCATACAGCCCGCGGCTCACCCCCACGCCATCGCCCAGCGGATCGCCCACCTGCGCGCTCGGCCGCTTGTCGCTCAGCCCCGCCGCCCGCTCGAACTCCGCCAGGTAGCGCTCCCGGATCTGCGGATCCCTCAGCCCCTCCGACCGCAGCGTCTCCGCCCGCCCGATCAACGCTTGCCTCGGCTTCACCAGGCTCAGCCTGACTGGCAGCGAGTAGCTCTTGCGCCCCAGCATCGGCTGCTCCTTCCCCAACTTGTAGACCCGGCTGATCTCCTTGGCTGGATACCCGAAGCCTGGGTTGTGCCGCCAGCCCTCAGCCGCCGGCCCGCCGCTCCACTTCCGCAGCACCCGCAACCCCCGCTCCCGCGCCTGCGCCTCGCTCAGCGAGATCGCGTAGCACCGGCAGCGGTGATCGTTCGGCGGGTAGTTCGCCATCCAGAACCCGCTCCTGTGATCGAACACCTTGTCATGCCAGGCCCTGTGCTTGTCTCTCACGTGCCCGTCGTTGAGCGTCTTGTATTGCCACAGGGGCCTCAGCTCGGCCGCCGCCATCTGCCCCCGCCACCGTTCCGCCGAGTAGCTCTGGTGCATCGCGTTTTCAAACACCGTCCCCAGGTGCCCCGGCGCCGCCGAGGTGAACCCCTCCGCCTTGAGGAAGTCCCGCAGCCCTGCTTTCCATTCGCCGAAACTTTCCCCGCGCTTCACCGCCTCCAGCGTCGACTCGTGCACCCGCGCCAGCACGTGGTGGCTCAGGTCGCCGGCCACGGTCCAGGCCCTCAACTTCGCCTGGTCGTGCAGCCACTCGAACTCCGCCTTCGGCAGGATGTTCTTTGTTCGGAACCAGTCCACCGCCCGCTCCGGCGTCAGCGGCTCGCCCGGCGATCCCGCCAGCACCAGCACCGGACCGGCCGCCGTCAGCCGCCCGCGCGCCTCCGGAATCTCCACCGCCAGATCGCTCCACGCCGCGCCAGCCGCATGTAGCATTGCGCCGTGCAGGGCGGCCGCGAGACCCTCGATGCGCTCCCGTCCGAACGCGTCCAGCAGCCGCGGTCCTAATCCCCGCAGCTCCGGCTGTCGCTCGGCGTAGTCGACGACGCCATCGATCAGCGGCTGCAGGGCGGTCGCCCCCCGCACGGCGTAATCCTCCACCAGCCGGCCGTCCACGCCCGGCAGCACCTCGCCTCGCGGCTCCTGCTCCGCGGCAGCCAGGGTGGGGCAGACATTCCTGTCTGCCATCAATTTTTCTACCGTAGCCAAGGCTTTCCCTCGATGTGGGGCGGACATTCCTG